AAAGCAGATATTTCTTTTAGATAGAATAGCTAGTAGTAGTAAAACTGCGATTACTTTTGAGTGTGCTACGCCTTATGATTTACAAGGAATTACACTACCTAAAAGACAAGTTATAGCAAATGGATGTCCTTGGCTTTATCAAGGTGCAGACTATACACTAAATGAATATGAAAAAGTAGGAGCATGTACATGGAACAGAGAAAGCAAGTATAAAGCATCTTATACCTCCACTTTGGATGGCTACGTAGAATATATTTCTTTAGTAAATCTAGATGATGAATATGTGGTTCCTGGAACAGGAGAAACTGGAGCTGTAACTTTTAGCTCTACTGTAAGCAGTATAACACAAGATAGTTATTATACTACAAACACTACACTAGGCGGAACAGTTAGACGTTTGAGTAAAGATGGAAGTATTGACACCTCTGTAGATGGAAATACCGTACCAAACTACTGGCAAGCATTAATTACTAGCACTTCACCAGGTACTTTGAGCGATACTAATGCAAAGGTAAAAAGAGTTAGAATTTGGGATACTTACAGCGCTTCTACTACTTATTATGCTTATACAGACGATAGATATAATGACTTTGTAAGACATACTTCAGGAGGTCTAACTAAATTATGGAAAGCTAAAAAGACGTCTGTAGGACAAACTCCAGGATTTGGAGAGTATTGGGAACCTGGTGATGTTTGTTCGAAAACACTTACAGCATGTAAGATGAGATTTGGGTTTGACCCAATAGTTAGAGTAACTGCCAGTACTACTGGTAAAGCCAAGCCTAACACAGAGGTAGTATTACCTTTTGGAGGTTTTCCAGGCGCAAAAAGATTCTCTTAATGAGATTTTTAGATGAGATGTATCAAGCAGCTAAAGAGTCTGCTCCCAGAGAAATGTGCGGACTTGTAATCCGACAAAATGACACAGAAAAATGGATTTTGTGTCAAAATATTTCCGAAGATAAAAATGACTTTGAAATTGACCCAAAAGTTTTCGTTCAATATCAACTCACTTCGAAAATATTATATGTAGTGCATAGTCACTACAATCAAAAAAAATTAAAACCAAGCATCTATGATGTGAATAATTGTAACGCGGTGAATATACCTTATTTAATAGTAGGATATCCACAAAAGGAATATATAATAGTAGAGCCAATATGACAAGAACAATATACTTACAAGGAAAAATGGGCGAACTCTTCGGAGACGTCTGGAATCTTAACGCAGCAACTGTAGCAGAATGTATGCACGGTATTGATTGCCAAAGAGAAGGAAGACTTAAACAATACTTACTAGACTGTACAGAAAAAGGAATAAAATTTACAGTTCAAAGAGGTAAAGAGCTTCTTGACTATGATAACCTACAGATGGATTTAGGCGAAGACGATTTAATTATTTCTCCAGTTCCTGCAGGTTCTGGAAATAAGTTATTAAAAGTAATAGTAGGGTTTGTTCTTATGGTGGGGGCAGCAATGATACTAGGCCCTGGGGGAGTAATAGCTACGAAAGGATTAACAGGTATGGCTGCTGCAGGTTATACCGCTTTAGCAGTAACAATGGGTATGGTAGGTTCCGTACTACTTAACTCGGGTGTAGCAGAATATATGGCACCAAAAAAAGCAGGAGAAAAGGGAGATGCATTTTTATTTGATGGCCCAGTAAATAATGTTAAAGAAGGAATTCCTGTACCTCTTGCCTATGGACAAGTATTAGTAGGCGGAGCTACTATAAGTTTTGGATTTTCTGACCATGAAGTAAGTTCTTCATCTGGTTTTAGATTTTCTCAGTCAACAGGTGGGGTTTACTCCTCCTCTACTTCTTCCCCTCCTAACTCCAGCACAGCTATAGCAGCAGAATCAACAACACCTGCTTCAATACCTGCACAAGTATCAGAAAGTATAGATTGGAATTTTGATGGAGGAAATGAACTATAATGGCAAAAACATACATACCAGCAGAAGATGGAGGAGTAATTATAATAGGGGATGACAACAGGTCTAGTAGTTATAATACTTTTACACGAAACACCAGTTCAGAAAAACAAAGCGCTGTAGTAGTAGACGTACTGTCAGAAGGCCCTATTAAAGGTTTAGTAGACGGAGCTTCTTCTATACAACTTAACGGTACACCTTTATTAGACCCTGTAACAAAACAGTCATACTCAGCAGCAGTTTCATCAGATACTAGCTATGTTGCTAGTACTAGAGTAATTACTGATAATAACAGTACTCTTTTCGCAAACAAAACAACATCTAATGGAGCCTATAATATACAGATAGAGGGCGGACTGAAATCCGCTTCAGGACTAATCACGACTACAGCCGGGGTAAATACAATTACAGCAAGTTCTAGCTTTTTTGCTTCTGACCAAGTAAGTTCAGGAGATGAAACACGAACTATTACTATACCTGGAGCAGGTCCTTCTGGCTCTGATTATAAAGGAAGAATATTAAAATTTACAAGTGCTACTTCAGTAGATGTAGAACCCGCACCCTTTTCATCTGTATCAGGAGCAAATGCAACTATAGACTTAATAGGTACTATAGCATCAATATCAGGAAATACAGCTACATTACAAGGTTCAGGCACTTTAGGAATTAATACATCTAATACTAAAGCTAATCTAACTACCCCAAATATTAATATTGCTACACAGGCAGACAGATGGAATTTCGAAGATGCAGGGTTTGCATTTAGGTCCGGAACCCGGGACCAGTCATACTTATCTCTACCTGGAAATGTTGGTACTAACTCATTAACTAGCAATGTAGGAACAGTATTAAATACTACTGATTTTAATGGAATAACATTTAATGGAAGTTCAATATTCACTAGTGGATATGTTGCAGCAGGAGGTTGGTCAAAGATAACAGAACCAACTGCAAGTCGTTTAGTGTACACTAGTGATGGTATGGGAATACCCTCTCCTGGAGAAGTTGATGCTATAAAAGTAACTATTAAATTCCCAAATGGACTACTAGGTCAAAAACCTAAAGATGGACATGAAGAAACTGGATTTGCCGAAATACAAATTCTTTTTGAATACTCAATTACAGGTAACTTTGACGATACTCAAACTTATGTAGCTTATGGCCCCTCAGATGCCGCGTTAGCCTCAAGAGTTGCTTTATCGGGACGAAGTGCAGATTCTTTTGGAGGATTAGCAGGTACTTTTGCAGGCACAGGAACCGTTAGGAAAAAAACTAAAACTGCCTTTGTGCAAACATTTAGTTGGAGTGTAGTTAAGTTTCAACCTTTCACTAAATATAGAGTTAAGATAGCAAAAATAACCCCTACTAATGGATTTAATGAAAGAAGATATTGGTATAACGCTACTCAAGTACAATCCATACAAAATATTATTACTGACAAAACTTCGTACCCTTATACTGCTTATAGTGCTGTTGTTTTTGGAGCAAAAGATTTTACTACTCCACCTAGAAGAAGTTATGAAATAAGAGGACTACAAGTAAAAGTCCCTACTAACTATTTTTCTAGACATGAGTTATCAGAAGGAAGCGAACCTTCATATACTCGTAAAGTTACAAGCAATACTAGTGTAACAAATGAGACTGCATATCAAGATTGGGACGGTAATTTTAGGGGAGACATCAAAACTTTTACAAACCCTACTCATTCAAACTATGCTACAGTATGGACTGATAATCCTGTTTGGATACTATTAGATATCTTGACAAATGATAGATACGGCCTAGGAAAGTTTGTAGACCCTTCGGATGACTTTTCATATATAGACAAATTTCAATTATTTCAAATAGCAAAATATTGCGATGAACTAGTACCAGATGGAAAAGGAGGTTTAGAACCTCGCTTTACAGCAAATCTATATTTGTCCAAAATACAAGAAGCTCAAAAAGTTGTACAAGACTTACTCAGCGTGTTTAGAGGATTATTAATTTGGTTTGATGGTAAGTTTGCTCCTTCTATAAATGCTTATAAGAGTCCTGTTTATACATTTACAAAAGGAAACGTAGTTGGCGGAGAGTTTAATTATCAAAGCAGTTCTACTAGATTCCGTTCTAATCAGATTAGAGTGACATGGAATAACCCAGAAGATAACTATCAGCAAGCTATAGAAATAGTAGAAGATACTCAAAATATATTAGAGACGGGTAAGATACTATCAAAAGATGTAGTTGCAACAGGATGCACAAGCCAAGGACAAGCACATAGGTATGGAAAATGGTTTATACTTACAGAAAAACTAGAAAAAGAAATTGTAACTTTTAGTACAGGTTTAAATGCTATAGCACTAAAGCCTGGTGATGTAGTAGAAATACAAGATGC